GTTTCCCAGTCACGATCGAGAAGAGTTAAAAATCGAAAATTATTCTCCTGAAAATGAAGTCGAACAAGCAAATGATAAAGAAAAAAACTTTGCACGACTTCGAGCATCCAAAGAACAGCTTGAAAAAGAAAATCAGGAATTAAGGTCCGCTATCCAGCAACAAACTTCTCCTGCGCCAGTAGCGGAAGAAGATGAGTTAGGGATTGATGACGATGATATTGTCGAAGGAAAGGTGGTAAGAAAGCTCTATAATGAATTAAGAAGTTTAAAATCTTCTTATGAAAAAGAGCGAGCTTCCTCTATCCCCGATAAATTAAAATCCAAATTTAAAGATTTCGATCAAGTTGTAACTGCGGAAAATGTAGAGAAATTAAAACATTCAGAGCCTGAGCTGTATGCGACTGTGACTTCTGGAAGTGATCTCTATGCTAAAGGTGTTTCGGCTTATAAAACGTTAAAGGCGTTGGGTATTGTAAAAGAAGATATTTACACATCTCAAAAAGATCAGGCTCACTCTAATCATGTAAAGCCGTTATCGGCTCAAGCGATTAAAGGTCAAGGAGCCTTGTCAGAAGCTAATATTTTTGCTAAAGGGTTAACTCCGGAATTAAAGTCTCAACTCCAAAAAGAAATGATGGAGGCAGCGAAGGCTCGATAATAACCGAGGTATCGCATGGCAACTACTACAACCGTGTTACCGGCTCCGGTGCAGCAAAGCTTTTCTTATAAGCTTCTTGCAGTGCCAGTCCCTAACATGATTCATAACATACCTGCAATGCTTAAGCAAATGCCACGTAATGGTGGTACAACGCTTAGAATGCGCAGGTACAATCCTTTAGATACTGCAACTGTTCCTTTGGGAAATTCAGGTGTAACTCCTCCTCCACAACAACTCACTGCTGTCAATATTGATGCAGAGATTGATTTTTATGGAACTTACATTATTTTGAATGAACAGGTTACATTGCAGAACCAGGATCCAGTTCTTAATGAAGCTGCACAACGACTTGGAGTCTCTCTTCGACAAACTGAAGATACTCTGACAAGAAATATGTTGGCTTCTACGGCTTCATTTATTAATTGCACAGGAGGCACAAACGGGGATAACCCTACCGAGCTTACTCGTAGTGATGTAGATGAGGTAATTCGTACTCTTGCAGATAATAATGCATACACGATTGCGGATAATATTGAAGGTGAAGATAAATTTGGTACTGCTCCCGTTCGAGATGCATATTTTGCGTTGGGTTCAACTAAACTTATTGGTGATTTAGAAAATGTCCAAGGGTTTATTGCCAAAGCGCAATATCCTTCTCCTATGGAAGCTCTCCGTGAAGAGTGGGGATCTATCTCTAACTTACGTTTCCTTCTATCTTCTATCGGCTCGGTATTTGCTAACACTTCTACTCTTGGACAGGATATTTATAATATTTTCTGTGTAGGTATGGAAGCTTATGCGGTAGTGGAGCAAGATGGATACAGCGCCCAATTCATTTATAGACCTCCTATTTATGATGGACCGTTAGCGCTGAATGCTTCAGTGGGCTATAAGTTCGCTCAAGTACCTCGGATTACAAACGATGCATGGGTGATTAATCTCTCATGTACACTCGCATCATAAGGAGAAAAATATGACTAGTACTATTATTCAACAGGGTCGTTTTACTTCGGATGGAACCTCCAAAACTCTAACTCTTCGGTCTGATGTAGATTGGATGGAAGTGTATAATGTTTCCGTTGCAGCGGATGATACTCAAACTACCGCCGTAGGGGTACAGTTTTATTGGCAGCGCGGTATGCCTTCCGGCTCTGGTTGGGAGTATAAAAAATCCGATGCAGCTAATGCGGCTCAACTTTCTAGCATTATTCAGACTGGAGGCTTTACGCCATCGGGAAGTTTTGTGCAAGGAAGTCCTATTTCAGGCACTACCATTACCAAGGCGTCTCCTCCCGTATGTACGGCTACAGGACATGGCTTTTCAAATGGAGATACTGTGCTTTTTTCCAATTTAACGGAAATGCCTCAACTTGCTCAAATTTATTTCACAATTGACAATGTCACTGCGAATACATTTGAACTGAAGTATATGGATACTAATACAGCTAATTTTACGGCTGAAACTTCATTTCAAGTTAGTAAAATTACAGGATTTCCAGGATGGAGACAGGCCTATGGTGCAATTCTTTCTATTACTCAAGGAGCTACCACAGTAGTTCAACTTGCAGATGATAGTTATGGGTTTGATGTAGGTAACGTCATTCGTATGGTTGTGCCTTCAGCGTTGGGTATGTCCCAGATTAACGGGCAGCAAGGTACCGTTCTTTCAAAAGATGTAGCTAACAATACTATTACAGTAGATATAGACTCTTCTGCATACTCTCCATTTGTATTCCCTGCAGCTTCGGCTGTTCCTTTTACATTTGGCCAAGTTCAGTCAGTGGGAAATCTTTCTTCTACTAGTCTAAGTGATGCCACCAAAAATATTTCTACTCTTTCAATAACATTAGGCGCAGGCGCTGATGCTCCGGCCGGCCAAATTGGCAATGTTATTTTTTGGAGAGCAGGAACAGCGTTTAGTGTCACTAACGAATAACTATAGGGGAGGGAAACCTCCCCAATTTTAACCTGGAGAATAAAATGAGCGTAGCGGCTAAAAATGAAACCCCTAAGAAAATCTCTGCAGATGAAATGCGGAAAATGCGTGAAAAAGATAACCGGTTGGTAAAAGGCATTTTTAGATGTTATGAACCACGCGGAGGTTCTTTTACGTTTAACTATAAAAAGTATCGAGGCGATCAAGTACAGAAATATACTATGGTGGATGGAAACACCTACGAGGTGCCGATGATGGTAGCTCGCCATCTTAATAATGATTGTTGGTATCCGCGCCACTCCCATGTATTAGATGCGGCTGGAAACCCGATCGTAGATGGGGGAAAAAAGGTTCAGCGGTGTAGTTTTGATAGTCTAGAGTTTACTATGGATGAATAATGTCTACTTTAGCCCAAATTCGAACTAAGGTCCGACGCCTGACCGGGCGTCCTTCTCCTCAACAAATTACCGATGCTCAAATCGATGAGTATATAAATACCTTCTATCTTTACGATATGCCCGAAACCTTGCGTCTTGTCACACAAGAAAGTGTTTTTGAGTTTATGACGGAAGCCAATGTAGGAGAGTATGATCTTAATACGCTGCCTATTTGGACTGGTATAGCCAATGAGCCCGCAGTAGATATTTACTTAACAGTAGGCCCTCCTGCGTATGTAGCGGGATATCAGTGTTTTTGGTCCCAAGACCGAGAACAATTTTTTCGCGGGTGGCCCCAATTAGCGGAAATAAAATCTTCGATTGTAGGAGACGGATCTCCCGGGCCTTATACGATTAACTTCGCCAATACTCCTATTTTAGCAGGAAAAGTAACAGTAGGAAGTATTGATTCCACCGATAGTGCAGTGAATGCGAGAGATATACCCACTAATCGTACCGATGGTACATGGGAAGTTATAAATAGTAATACTATTCTAGGCGGCTCCATTAACTATCTGACGGGAAGTGCCACTATTACCTTCAATACCAATATTCCTGCGGGGAATAAGGTAACGTTTACTGCAGTTCCTTATCAGCCGGCACGACCTCTTGCTATGTTATTTTATCAAAATGTCCTTACCTTACGACCCGTACCTGACCAAAGTTATTTGGTTACAATGAATGCCTATAAGCGTCCTACGGCCTTATTAGCTGCGGGAGAATCTCCTGAGCTTCAGCAATGGTGGCAGTACTTAGCCTATGGGGCTGCCAAAAAAATATTTGAAGACTCGCAAGATCCAGAAGGGTTAAGGGCTATTGCCCAAGGCCTAGGTGAACAAGAACGGTTGGTTTTACGGAGGACATTAGTGGTTCGTACAACTCAAAGAACCGCTACAATATATACTGAAATGACTGGTTTTCCATATGGGAATTTCAATAACCGCTTTTAGGAGTGTACATGGCATATAATGCAGATATCCCTCAAGCAAGTGATGATCCTTCTCAAAGTCAGGGACAAATACTTGCCAATTTCCAAGCTTTAAATACCTTTCTTTCCGTGAATCATGTAGATATAAATGACCCCACTCAAGGGCAGCATAAGTTTCTACAAATGCCGGAGCAAGCAAGCGCCCCATCTACAGCGGGTAATACGGGAGCGGTTTACACTAAAGAAGTATCCGGTGCGACTCAACTTTTTTTTAGAAATGAATCTAATGGAAGTGAACGCCAAATTACGGGAGCCTTTTCTACGGGGGTTACGGATGGGATGTTTACGTTACCGGGAGGATTAAGTGTAAAATGGGGGAGGAGAAATAATGTCAATGATAACGGAACGATTACTTTTGCCTCTCCCTTTGCCTCTGCTCTTTATAATGTTTCCTTAACTTTAGTCCGCAATGATACTAACAGTAGATTTATGTATTACAAAGATGGATCTGGTACAAGTGCCTCATTTGAAGTTAGAACTAATGCATCTAATACTTCCGTCTTTTTCATAGCCATAGGAATGTAATGCCACTAAAAACGTATCTCATAGGACCATTCGAAACAGGGCTTCAAAATAATATTGAGCCTTGGCTTCTTCCCGAAGATGCGTTTCAATTCCTTCGCAACGCCTATGTTTGGAGGGGAAGGGTCCGGAAGCGCTTTGGTTCGTATTACTTAGGCCTGACGGAGCTCAATTCTCGTTTGCGAATAAATATAGGGACAACCGATGGATCGGGAGACTTAACCGTCACTGTTC